GTTGCAAGCTCGTCAATGGCCTTCTCTTCGTCATCTTTGCTTGGAACAACTTGTTCTTCGGCAGCGACATCTTCTTCAAGACCTTTTAAGAGTGTCTTTTCCTCTTCGGTAATCGTACCGTCTGCAAGTTTCTTGCGTAATTCTATTAGTTTACCCATATTATAGGTCTCCTTTGTTAGAACGTATTAGCATTTCGCTAGAACGTTTTATTATTTTTGCCTGGTACATCGCTTTTTCACGAGATACGCCTCCCACAAGTAGTTTGTCCGCAGCTCGTGCGATCGCTTTACTCATACGGAGACGCTCTGTAGCGACTTCCGGCTTCGACCTTTGCGGTGCGAGGTGTTGCAACCCCTTTACCGCCATATCAGCTTTGTCCTTTACGGATTCAAGCTCACTTCTAAGTTCCGTGACTAACTCTCTCAGCTCAACGACCTCACGGTTGTCGTCAGCCTCTGGTGCAAACTTCTCAATAATACTATCCTCAAATCCTGCCTCTTTCAGTGACTTGGCCACTTGTAAACGTGCATCTGGGTTGGCGGGAACGGATACCAGGGATATTTCGTGCAGCTCAGACTTAGTAATGGTGCTGCCATCCATTTCCATAGGCATAAAACCCACCGAGAAGGAGTTTAGTATACCTTCCATCATCAATTGCTTTGCGGCTCGTGCTTCTTCGGTAGCGGAGCTTATAACGCCCTTGAACATCAGTTTCGCAGTCTTACCTGACTTCTCAATCCACACCTTTGTCGATTTACCTATAGGTTTGGTGTGGTCATGCATGAATAATAGAATAGGATTGTCTTTGTAACTCTTTAGATCCCATCCATCTTGCTTCACTATGTCGCCATGTCGATCTCTGGTGTCACTAGAAGCAACGGCAGTAAATTCGTCTGCCGATTTTTCTGTGATGACTGCCTTTGTATAGTTCACGTTTTACTCCAGGTTTATTGTTCTGCCCTATTGATACATTGCATTTAATATTTCGTCAACAACTAGCTCACACTTGCCAATTCCGCACTATCCGCTGCATCGTTTAGGGTTTTACCAGCACTACCAGTAATCGTATGTGCAGATAGTGGCTCGTCCCATACCCCAGTGATACTTGGCATAGTGGCTATAGTAGGGGCAACAGGTAAACCAGCAGCCCATAAATCCAAACTTCCGAGATCTACCTGGTAGCCAGCGGGATAAGCTACGTTTACGTCATCTACATAGAAGTATCGGTTAGTCCCAGTAGCGTCAGTTGCACCAGTTACTTTAACGGTAACTTGTCCATAAGAAGTTGCAGGGGTGAATGTAACGGCGAGTTGTTGCCAGCCCGTTGCACCAGTAGCTACTGATGAGAGGGTTGTGCCGTTGTCGTAATTCACTGAAAGTGTTGGCTTGGTATGTGTACCAGCGTAGTAAGCCGCATTGTTAATGTACACCCAACAAGTAATGGTCATAGTTTTAGTTGAGATGTCGCCAATCGGGATAGTCTGTTCCCACTTTAACAGTTGTGTACTAGATATGGGCATGAATCGCATAGCAAACCCGCCAGCAGATCTAACCGTAGTGTCTGCCAGACTTGTTCCAGTTCGTACTATCTCACCAGTACGTGTCCAACTCATATCGGCGTTGTTGACAGAATTTGAGTTAGTAATAGCGAGTCGTGTACCCTCAATAACTACAAGTTGGTTAGTTGTTGAAATAATTGGTACGAAGTTCGGTTTTTCCATAACTACGTTGATAAGATTACAGCCAGCATCTGGATATATATGTGAGGTCGTTCCAGGACTATTTAACCCAAGCTCATTTCGCATTGTTAGATTGATAACAGACTGCTGGAAGCGTAGTGATGTTGGTGTACCATCCCAAGTGTTGCCAGACCATTCTGTGCAGTTGATGAAGTTCTCAAGATACCATTGCCAGCCTCCACTTGAACCACCACGTATGTAGTTGTTCTTTATCGTGGAGTTTTTCCCACGCAACACCCCTATTGAAAGTGCTTCAAAATAGTTGTCTTCTATATCCCAGACTATATAGCCTGTATTACCAGGCAGCATATACCCGTTATACTGCAACCCATTAAAGTTATTTTTTATCACATAGGTACCTGCTGTCCATGCATCTGATTGAGTAAATCCTGATATAGTTGTTGTTGAACCAAATCCATGACATCCCTCTATCCTTATGCCATCGTACGGAGAATATCCAATAGCAAGGAATACTGAACTAGTGGTTCCTCTTACACAATTCTCTATAACCCACTGAGAACGATAACTCGCATTTAGCTCAAGGGATTGAGAAGTCGCCGCATAGTTGAAGTTGAAGGAGTTATTAGTTGCTTGATTGGTTACATACATACTAACGCCAGACATATAGAAATTTGATGGAACCCCAAATGAGAATGTTTGTGCCCCCGTAGTATTGGTTCTTACGAAGTTTATACCAAACCCATTTACTCTGTATGCGGTAGCCCCAGCGATTCTATTGCTTGTAGCTATCGTAGGCGTAACAGAAACAGTGGTGGCGGTCGTACCAGTTACGGTGTAGTAAGTAACCGTAGTGTTGCTAGTTGCTGCCATATTGTTGATGAAGAAGACGTCACCATTAGATATGCCTGTTGTACTAGCAACTGAAAATGAAGATGCCCCAGTATTTGCTTGAGCAGTAAGGGTGTACTGTCGGTTAGCTGGTACCTCACCAAAGAAAAAATATGATGAGCGTAAGGATGAGAATGGTCCAATACTTTTAATACCATGTGCTGTTCCAACTGTTAATGGGATTTGGTCATACGTAAGAGCTTTTGAAGCTGGTATTGGTGATGCTTGAGTGCCAGCCTGCCAACCAGAATGTGCTCCTAGTGTTATAAGGCCATTAATAGATAATGTCATTGTTGCGGCGGGTTGTATCTGGAACTTTGCAACATTATTAGTAGCAGTTGGCGGAGAATCTGATTTGCAGACCCAAACAGCTACAGCATTCGCTGTGTCACCTGTGCCAAGTGTACCTTTTATAGTGCAGGTTTGAGATACCGTAACGATATCTTTACAGATTACCGTATCGTTATTGCTGAATGTAACGGCGTTATCGCACCAGGCAGCATAGAACGGGGCAGTTCCATTAGATGTTAATATTGTCCAGTCACCCGTACCTGCACCTTGAGTTATTTCTAGTGTCCATACACCACCAGCAGTGGTAACTGCATAGGGAGTGGTAAACGTGAATGGCGTAATCCAAAATCCCGATGGGTCTGTGCTATTACAAATGGTTGATGCGGTAAGCGTCTTTGAGGCTCGGATGGTTCCTGACTCTTTAAGGGTGACGGTAACATCTTTTGTGAATGTTGACGATCCTCCAAGTGCAATGACAATTCCCTGGGCGTTACCAGCGTTAGCATATGTTAAGGAAATCGTACGGGTAGAGGCTAGAGATAAACTAGTGCTATTAAAAGCAGACAAGTTATACGATTCTACTCGGTAGTGCCCGCTAACGGTATGTAGATCAGTGTTACCATTTGAAATAATTACTGCCATTAGATCACCTCATATCCTTGTATTACTTGGTCTATCAGAATATCTAAGTCTTCTTTAGTTGAACCCATCTCTCCCGTAGTGGTAAGGTCAGGGACTTCAACATCACCCCCATCTGATATATTCCACTTAACATACGAAGCTTCGGTATCAGAATCAAGATTGTAGTATTTCTTGTAAGTAGCCTTCATGAGTAACTCAAGCTTTCTCTGTTGCTCCAGATGTTGTTGAATGAATCATCGCCATCTGCGAACAGCTTAACTAAGCCAGTAGTACCAGCGATTGCTGTGTTCCATGCGGGGACGTTACCAGTACCAGTGTTATACGGTATTAGACGTACTCCCTCGGCATTTATGTTGACGTTTCCGCCCAGAGTAGCAGATGGGTTTACTGGCCCCATGATTGAGCTAGTGTCGTTGTTTAGGCCGCCACGAGTATCTTGGTCAATGGTTAGTGTGAAGTTACCGTTGATGTTATAAGTATCATCTCCAGCCTTACCAGATAGAGCGTCAATGTTAGTATCTGAGGTAATTGTAAAAGTAGCCATTAGAAAGTGCTCCCATAACTAGCATAGCTTTGTGATGCACGATCAGTCCAAGCAGTTGAGTAATCTGACGCTCCAGCCGTATACAAGAACGTATTGTCGGCTAGAGTCTTACGCATGATATACCATGCACCATCTTTATCTTCAAAACCAAAGTATTTATAGGTGGCCGTTGCTTCTATGTTTGATATAGAGTAAGCGTCAGTTGGTTTAGGTGTTGTAGTAATGCTCCCTATAGCAGTGACTATTTCATCCTGCTTGGCGGTTGTGGCAAGCCCAGTTGTATCAACACCACCACCACCTCTGCTTGCACTAGTTATATTGTCATCAAAGATAAGTCTATTGCCAGCTTTGATTACACGCCTATAGGGTCGATAGTCCTCTGGGAGTTGTCCTGGCTCTGGGGCGGGTACAATGTTCTCTTCTACTCGCTGGCGTATCTCTATAATAGCCTTCTTCATGTCCTCAAGATCGACATTTATGACTGGTTTGCTGTCTTTTATTGCCATTTCTATACCAGATAAGTCTACCTCTTGGGGCTTAAAGTCAAGTTTTGCAGCTAAAAGCTCAAGCTGTTCCTTTATGTCCACTGCTTCTGATATTTTAGAAACTTGGTCACTCAACTCACTAATATCAATGGTCTTTTGGTCGTTGATAGACTCGTTGAGACTTCTAAGCTCATCCAACAGTTCTGTTTGCAACTTTGTAGACTCAGAGTGCTGTTGCTCTGCTTTAGCTCGCCTTTTCTTAGCCAGGTCAATCTTAATCTGCTGCGGAGATTTCATCTATCAAGTTCTCCAGTTCAGTTATACGCTCATCTCTGGTAGCTATTATCTGCTTTGCTTCCTTTGTTCGCTTATCCATTGTATCAATCTTAGAGGTTAGTTCCTCTGCATCTCGCTCTAATGTTTTCATTTTTATATATGTCTCGGTATCAAATGCCTTCTGGTCTACGAGGACTGGCAGCATTGTGCAGCGACAGTTGACATGCAGCGGTGGGTTTTTGACAGATGCATAGTCAAACTTGGTGGATACATCGCCAACCTCTAGTGTATCGCCCTTATCAAAGTAATTCTTTTTAAGTGGTATGATCTTGCCGTTCATTTCGGCACATAGAGGGTCTACACGGTCGTCTAAGGCTGTTAGCCACTGTTTTGCTACCACAACCCCACTCTTGTCCCAAGCGTCCATTGTAGCGTAGTTAGAAGCCTTGATTACCTCGGTTCGGGTTACTCTGTCAGCCTGTGTCTTGCTATATTCAGTAAATACTTGCCGTATATCGGCTTTGATTTGAGGGATTGACTTACCATCAGCAATGCCCTGCACTAACAGGTCGATCATCTTATCTCGGTCTGTTTCTATCATGGAAGTAGCAAAGCGTTTGACTTCTCTCTCGATAAAGCCAGTAATGTCGGTCGGTATGTAGGTTGAATCGCCAACTAAGCTCATCGCTAGCTGACCGGATAGGGCTGCAACCTCTGTAAGTATCGGGGTAAAGTCAATCATTGCTCTAGTGATCTCAGCATCTTCATTAATCAATGCCTTACTCATTTCGGCAACCTCGCCTGGCACAGCTTCCAACGCTCGATCTACTAGGCCATCAATGTACTGGGTGACTTTATTGTGGAACTTTTGCTCAGTATGCTCAACGACATCTATCTGTCGCCTGTGGAACGACCAAACCTGCTCATTGGTAAATGACTCGTGCTCTGGTGTCTCTGTTGCCTTTGTGACAACCTTACGTTTGCCCTTGATGATCTGTCGGGCTGTATCACGAATGGCAATAGCTGCTTGCCGAGCTTCTATTTGCTTGGTTCGCTCCTCAAATACACCATGCTTGCGGAATACCCTCATGTAATCAACGTTTTTAACGCTCTTTGGTAGATCCACTGGGATAGCTTCGGGGGTTGGCTGAGCTAGTATGTCTGCACCTTCCTCAGTGCTAGCCTCTAGTCCAAGACTTTCACGAGCCTCGTTGGTTGTTATGATATTAGCAGTATGAAGGTCAACAGCTTCTTTGACTTTGGTTTCTCTGTCCTCTGGTACTGGGTCTTTGAAACCTAGTATCAGGTTGTCGCCAAACTTTGGTACAAAGAACTCGTTGAGTGTATCGGTAATGGCTTTCATTTCAGGTTTAACGGTGGTTCGCTTCCAGTGCATGATCGTAGCATCTGCGTTGGCTCGGTTCACGTCGTCAGTGATACCAAGCACAGGTGGGACGTTGCCAAAGATAGACATTATCTTGTCTCTGTTCCACTTCTGTTGGTCTATAAACTCCATTTCCTTGTTGGTGAGCTGAATAGTCTCTGGTTTCAGCCCACCAGATAGGATCATAGCTTTATACGCGTTAGTAACCCCGCCATAGTTAGCTTGTAGCTCAGTACGGACTACTTTCATTTGCTCTGGTGTCATAGCGTTTTGAGTAGACAATACAAAGTTACCAATCAGTCCACGTTGGAACAGACCTTTGTTTGCCTCTATAGCAAAGTTATCTGTGTCGATAGCTTCTGCCGCAGCTTGTACCTTTGACTTACCACGATAGGCATTATTTGGATTAGGAGCCTTAAAGTGGACGATCTCCTCGGCTTTATACGTCTCTGTGACTTGTTTACCGTTGACACTATCCTTAAACTCGTAGGCTTGTATGATGGCCTGGCCAAATGATGGCTTGCCTAGCTTAATCTCTACTTTATCCGGCTGCAATAGGTAAATGCCTCGTATGTTCGGGGGCGTACCGTCTATATACCAGATTGCATCACCAGCCAGCGTCTTGTGTGAACTGGTTAGATAGAAACCGCTACTTGCATCAGTAAACTCGTTAAAACGGTCTAGTGCATCGAGGATAGGGTGCGAGAGGATAGGCACTAGCTCAATCTCGCCGGCTACTACTCGTGTAGTAAATAGCTCGAACTCAATAGTCGCTACCTCTTTAGCTATAGCATCGTTGTTTTTATAAACCCAGCCCTCGTTTGCATCTAACAGCTTACTAGAGGCTCGTGTCTGGGTAACAAGTCCGGTCGTATTGTTGAATATGTCGACATAACCCGCACTTGCCTTTTGCTTCGCCTCAACTTCACGAACAACTACTTCCGGCTTACTACGAAATGCCTGGCCAATAGTCTGTAACCGCTCCCTTATCGTCATAGGTTACTGCCCTCTCGTTCGGGTCAATGTATTGAATGAATTGTATTTCTGCTTGATTCTCATTGTATTTTGCATACGCCCATTCAGCTAATGCCCAACTGTCAGGGTAGTCATCGTGTGCATCTGATGCATCTGGGTGATGAACACTTAACAATTGTCCTTTATATTCTTGTTGAAGATCAAGCATCTGTAGTTTGAACTTCTCACCTACCTTTGTATCTAATTTAGGTAGTGTCGTCAACAACTCTTTGATAGTTACTTTGAGGTTTTTGTATAGATTGTCCTTGCTAACAGATGAAAACTTAACACGATACAATCCGCTGTTCTCGTCACGCCAGCTAGTGTGTGCTTGGAACATATCCGGCATAAAGTCGCCCTGGCCTGTACTATCTATTGCAATTGCTACAACATTATAGTTGCCCAATAGGTTTTTTATTACATCAAACTGGCTTTGGTAGTTCTCACCTCGTAGCTCACCCCAACGTATAACCTCTTTTACCTTTTGACCGTTATTGTAACGAAGTATGGTTATAACTGTACTGTCTGGGTTTTTTGCCGTGTCTATGCCTACAAAACAAGGGCTTTGTTTATCGTGGAACGTCTCTTTGCGATCACTTTGTAGCTTATCTAAGTCCTCTTGTGTGACAAACTGCCCTGTACCGATCAGCCACTTACCGAAGTATGGCCTAGCTATCTCGTCCGATTCCCTACCATGCTTCTCTATCTCCTGATCTATAGTGCGTTCATACACAAGGTGACGCACATCCCCCGTTTCGTCGTACACCTCACGGCGTTGTACTGCTATCTGATCGAAGTATAGCTTTATGCTTTCGGGGTTCTGCCCTAGCCTATAGAAGTAGCAGATGCGTGTACCGGCTGTGCCGATATATACCATTGGAGCGTTTGTATTAGCACCCATAGGCCATATCTGCTCTTTAACAATCCTGTCCTCTAGGTCTTGGCTCTCCTCAAACACAATAAGGTCGAGCGACTTACTCTCAGGCTTTGAGGTTTTAGTTACAGGGAAGATATAGCAAGACGAGCCGTCTGGCAGCACGATTGTATTACTATTGCTCTGCTCCTGGTAGTATTTGCCCCACTCTGCATCATCATCCCCTAGAGGTTCGCTATTAAGCCATAATGGGCTAGATCGTTTGAGTGCTACCTTTAACCTATCAAAGTCGGTCTTGGCCTGTTCCTTTTGCGGTGCAAAGATGCCAATTGCGAGTTGCCGGCGAAAATGCCTGGTTAGGAACACCATAATGAAGTCGATAGTATGAACCACCGCTGTTGTTTTGCCAGCCTGACGACTTATCTCGATGTGTATTTCGTGCCGGCGTAACTTCTTAATATCATCCTCTGTCGCTCCAGCTGTTATGCGGAGATTCTCTAGCAACGCTACAATAATGCGGTCAGATATAACCTCTTGATACGGATAAAACGTAACACCATGAACGTTTTTGAGATACTCTTTTCTAAGCCTCCGGAGTTTGTCCAGCATCTATAGCCCCATCCTCTATTTCAAATTTGCCCAATATTTTGTCTACAGGATTCGTGGTGATTGTATGGTCGAGGTGTTGAGCTGGTTTGCCTTCGGTTCTATCGGTGATCTCCTTAGCATGAGGCAATGATTTACGGCTGGCTAACACCTGCGAGTATGCTATATCCATTGCAACTGTACGCTCTGATTCCGGTACGCTTGCAAATGCTTTGAGCTCGTCTGGTGACATATTGAGGAATCGTTTGTATTGATAGCTGATGGTATTCTCTTTCTTCCAGCCACCGTCTGATCTATTCTGTGGATTATCACCAAAACCACCCTTGCCCGTTGGGTTACGTTTCTCTGGTGGAGTAACTTGCTTTGTAGTTTCTTCCATATTAGTTTATAGCTGGTGTAAGCTCCTCCCAATTCTCTGGTAATTGATTGTCTGGCTGTATGAACTTCGCATAGCGTTTGCGTATGACATCTGCATACTTGGGGTCTAGCTCCATGCCGTAGCAAGTGCGGTCTGTTTGTTCACATGCTATTAGAGTAGAGCCAGAGCCGAGGAATAGGTCAGCTACTAATTGCCCTTTGTTAGAGCTGTGCTGAACGATATTAGCCAGTAACTCTATCGGCTTTTGCGTAGGGTGTGAGCCATCTGACTTTTTAGTGATACTCCATACACTTAGGTTATGCTCACCGTTTATAAAGTTAAATACCTGCTTGCCTTTTGTAGCGTAAAGACATAACTCACTACTCCAAGTCCAATGTCGCTTTGCCAAGCTAGGCATAGGGTTAGGTTTGCTCCATACATTGTAGCCGGTAAAGTCTGCCCAATTTTTATACTGCTCGAACAGTTCGCCAAATAGAAAGTGGCTAGTGAATATATAGGTTGTAGAGTTGTCGTTCGCAATGTCCTGCAATATAGGCACTACTGTCATAGTATCGAACCCTTTGTCCCATTCTGACTCCGACAAGTCTTTCATAGCTTTTGATACATCGCTGGCAAAATTAGTACTGTCGCTGGCGATGTTATAGGGTGGGTCGGTCAGTATCAAATCAGCCTTCTGTCCGTCCATCAGTAACTCAACACTAGCTTTGTCCGTACTATCCCCACACATAACCCTATGCCTCCCCAACTGGTAGACCGCACCTAGGACAGACTGGGGGGGGTCTTTGCTAACCTCTGGGGCTTCATCTTCTTCGACTTCTTCATCGCCAAACTTGGCTGGTAAATCTAGCCCCCAAGCCTCTAGCTCCGTGGCGTCCCATTCATTAGCCAACACATCCCAATCCCAATCACCGCCAGACACGTTGTCTTTGATAATGAACTCTTTTTGCTTATCCTCCGGCCAATCTACTACTGTGACGGGTATCTCTTTCCATCCGGCTTGCTGCATGGCTTTAAACCGCATATTACCGCCAAGTATCACATAATCTTTGTTGACCACTAGCGGTCGCACCTCTGCCATTTCAGGGAAGTCTTTGAGGCTTTGGACTAACTTGCGAAAGTTCTCGTCTTTAATGTAGCGAGGGTTCTCTAGGTTGGGAACGATCTGTTCAGCTTTTAACTTCATCGATCAAATCCTTATATTCTTGTACGCTCTTACGACAGTCGTATTCAACCTTTACTATATCATAAATCGGGTCAATGTGCTTTTGCCTATCCTCGGCCTCTACCAGTTCATCCAGTTCCTCTGCGGTCTGACAGACTGGTAACCCACAGAGCTGTGCAATGACTGTCTTGTTCTCGGACTTCCATCTGTCCTCGTGTCTATAGCCTTTGGGCATAATGCAAATGTCAGCCTTTTGTATATCGGTATAGAGTGTATCCTGGTTGAACTTAATGTACTGGTATTTTTCTTGGTAGGCTACCGAGTCGTTGGCATAGCGGTAAAGCATAGGGTCATCATTAGCGATGACAATTAGGCTAATGCCTCGTTTCTCAAGACTAGGTATAGCAGATTGCAAAAGCTCCGCATTGTGGGCATAGCCAAACCATACTGCAGTTTTTAGCTCGCCATTGTGAACTTTTGGCTTCGGGAAATCCTCAATCACAAACCGGTCTTTAATAATCCGTACTGGTGTGTCTGTCATACCTTGTAGATACTCACGCATTGATTCGGTTGGAACGACAGCAGCGTGAACGTTGTCTAGTGTCTCTTTGATATAGATGTCTGGGGTTTGCAGCCAGTCAGGGTCGCAAGTATCAAGTATGCGAACACCTGGGTAATGGGCTGGGAGTTTGTAATCATAGGTGCAGTACACCTTTTGGAAGATCATTACATCAGCTTTTTCTCCGTATCTGTATAGACCAGATTCAGGCCAGAACTTATTGAGGTTATGAACCCTGATTCTTGTTGACCCAATATCCTTTTTGTTGTGATACTGCTCAAATGTTTGCCATCGTACTACCATATCTTGTCTACTCCATGCCAGACTGGTTTCTGGCCATTAGCCACCTTTTCTATTATCTTGAACAGCTGCTTGTGATACCGTTCAACGTTGAATAGCTTTTGAGCTGTTTCTTTGCCCCGCCGCCCAATTGCTACCGTTTCTTGATAGTGTTTGTGGACTAGCTCATTGATAGTCTCAGCGTAGCTGTCGGGGTTGTCAGGCATAATAAAGCCATTTTTACCGCTTTGGATAAAGTCCTCTGCTCCGTGGTAGCGTGATGTCAGCACACAGCAACCAGACAACATAGCCTCTGTCCTCGCTCTTGGCATAGGACTGTCGAGTGTTGGGTTTATGTATATCAGGGAACGGCCGAGGAAGTCTCGGTAGTCATCCCAATCATGAGCTTTGTAATTTACCGTAATGTGCTGCACATCAATACCGGTACGCTCCTTAACCTTGAACTTTATGGCTGAGAGTAGTTGACGATTATAGTATTTGTCTAGCCCACCAGGGGAAATCATTACAGTCACACGAGGTTCTTTTGGTAGATCCCACCATTCGTCTGCAGTCATACCGTGGATGATAGGATAGCCCCATCCCCATCGCTCCGCTGCCTCGTAGGAGTTCACAATCATGAAGTTATCACCAATCAGCTCTTTCATGCCCTTAACATGGACTTTTTCGCCCCGTGAGTTTATAGTATCGCCGCCGTTAATGACAGTCTCCTCATCATACATTTCTGCATACATGGGCGTACCATGATTGATCACTATCTTGGGTATGTCTTGGATGATCTCGTTCATCTGTTTATAGAGATAGCCCTTGCCAATATGCGGATTGACATGCTGCTGATCAACGTGCAACATCGCTATATCATATTTGCCTGGCTCGTAATACTGTACATATTCAAATTCATCTTTGGTGTATATAGTCTCCGGAGCCGGACGAGGTGAAAACTTGTTCCATTTACGGACGTTGTTCTCTAGCCAATAGAACTTAATAGGGTACTTTTTGGTGATCTTTAGCATATCGTACTGATTGCCCAAGTGGTTCAGTACCCCAAATACTTTGATCCTGTCTTTTTCTGGTGTCATCCCTCTAGCCCTGCCTTCCATAGCCAGTTTTTACTAGCCATTATTTCATATTTTTTACTTCTCTTGTTCGAGGACTTACCCTCTGGGGTGGCTTTTGCTGTTTCTGCATACTTTAGATCAAACCCTTGCCTCCTGGCTCGCAGCCGTGTCTCTTGGCTTAGTGCTCCGTACTGCTCGCATCGTTCACTAAACATGCCAAAGGTGAAGAACTCATTGCGATTGATACAAGATATGTTCTCAATGAAATCCTTTTTTACGCCTTTGCTACCATATAGCCACTTCTTTGGCTCTAGGTTTTTCACAAACTCGTCGACACAATCCTTGTCCATAATCATACGCTGGTCACAGAACACTAATATGTCTGATGTAGCTTCGATGGCTGCGATGTTGCGGGCTTTGGCCAGGTTATATTTATCATCCCCCAGTCGTATGTAGCGGATAGGGATATTCGCTGTAAGGGCAATACTAGCAACTGTTTGGTGTTGAGGTTCTACCCCATCATCAACAACTAACAATTCGATGTTTGGGTATGTCTGGTTAAGTGCTGCGGTGAGGCATTTTGAGGTAACCTCTGGCTTATTTGCTACTGGTATTACTATAGACACTGGTTCGCCTGGTGTCAGGCTACGATACAGCCGTTGATACATATACGCTCGGCGTTCAAAGTTACGGTCTTTGATCTTGAGCCATGCCTCGTGCCTAACACGTTCAATACGCTTCTTATCTGCCAGCAATTCACTAATAAGCTCCTGTATGCGTATAACATCATCTGGGGCTTTGTCTTGAATCATTATGTTGTCGCCGTTCAAGATGTCGGGAACGTGACCAACTGGACGACTTATAACAGGAACGCCGCAGAATATAGCCTCAAGTACAGGCATTGTGCCAGATTCAAACCCATCTACCGAGTTGCAAACTAATATACCTGCTTTGTAGTAGAGGGCTTTTAACTCATCATCAGTCACTTCTTGGGCAAACTCGACTGCTTGTGTAGCCATAACCTCTTGCCAGTAAGCCATATCTGATATAGCTCCGACTAGGTACATTTTAATACCGAGTGCCTTACATGCCAGAGCTACCGGCAATATGCCCTTCTTGCTCTCTATCCTGTTGGCTACCATGATAACTGAACGGTTGTACTCGTAGCTATCATTGAACGTCCACTGGTGGGGGTCTACAACAATGGGGATTTTCTCCACTCGTGTTGTCGTGATTTGTTTGAGGTTGCCGTATATCTCGTTGTTGTTACCCACGTTGATCTGATAGTCGTTCCAATCGCTCTCTTTGATTGAGTAGGGATTGTTATGCGTGAGGATACTCGGGATGTCTTTTAACCACTCATAGTTTTTGCGTAACATCTCTGCCGTTCTAAAGTACTGGTAATCTATAACATCAGATGTCTGTGCAAGACTCAAGAACTCCTGTAGTTGCTCTGGTGACGGTCGCTTTGGGTGTACAGCCACAACATGATAGTCAATGTTTTGGTGATAAGGTTTTACACCTTGAGCCAAACGATCTAATGCTGTTCTCTCTTTGTCTACAACACACACTACCCTAAACATATTTGATCTCCTTCAAATGCCCCAGCCCTGAGTACCCCCACTGGCTACGCTTTAAGTTTTGTATAGTTTTCTGCACATATTTCGGGTGGTCACTTAACGCTATCTGCTTTTGTGGCTTCTTGAACCGTCCTAGTGACATATTCAACCATTCAAAGTAGGCACTATCCTCTGTACCAAGTTTCGGTTCCTTGAAATGTTTGTGCCACGCACGAGCCATGCGGGTTACATCGTCTCTGATCTGTGCCTCGGTTTTGAGCAACTTCTCGTAATTATAGATAGGTATACGAGCCTCTGGCACATCAGAAGGGTCTATGTATTTGCCGTCTAATGAGGGTTGACATAGATCGCCACCAGAGTCAAAGCGTATACGATCTCCGTATACCTTCTTGTTTACTGCTATGACGAGTCTTGACTTGAGGTTATACCTATCGGGCAACGTAAACTGCCACTTGTAAAAACTCAGAGCCGGTGCGTCTGGGTTGTTCTCCATTGCCTGACGTATAGCAGTAAAGTCACCTTGATGGAATATGAAATCAACATCTGCATGGATGACCCAATCACCTGTAGCAGCCTCGTACCCACGTTGAAACTGCTGGCCAATGAACGGCCAATCAAAGTTTTGTGGCCATTTGTGGTGTACGATAGTCTCTTTGCCATCCCAATCGGACTCAGACATTGCTGTTCGGCTACCGTCTACAATTACCAACTCATCAGCTAACTCTCGGTAACAGTCAAACGCATCTCGCCAGTTATCGCCTCGTTCCTCTGCATTGGTGACAGTGGTGAATATGGATAGCTTCATAGCTCGTTCAACCTCTCTGCTAATTCAAAGTCGTAGTTGTCTAGTTGTTTGCGTCTTGTCTTAACCAGTTTGACTGCTTCTAGGTCACTTTTGTATGCGTGTAGACCAACTATCCAGTTCGATGTCTCACATTTTCGAGGGTTGTGGAACTCATCTAGCCGAAACATCTGGCTCTCTGGTCTCTCGGCTTCCATAAATGTATCTATATTCTTGCGGAGTATTGGTAGTGCAGCCTTGCGAATAAATTGCACACCGCCATGACAAACGGCTTGCTGCAACCAATCCCACGTCTTAAACTGCGTCCATACCTTGTCGCCCTGGTGATAGACTACACTCTTACTATTTAAGGTCTTGTTGAGCACCACATCAGCGTCCACTCGTATAAAATCATCATCTGCTTGTTCATATATCTGTTTGAGCTTTTGTGCCAGAGTGGTGTTAGCATCTTGTATCAATACAGCTTCAAAGCCATTTCGCTCAACACTGTAGACACATAGGTCTGTTGTTGGCTCGCCTACGCTAGTAATATACGCCTTCATTTTTTGAACTTCACAATCCAACCACTAAAATTGTGGTCTTGATGTTTAGCTGCTCTCAAACGTTCCGCTCGGATAGTTCTGTCCCATGCATCTGTCTCAAAGCGGCGGGGTATCATCTCCTCAATGGTCAGGCCAACAGATTGTGCTAGTTTCCTAATACCTCCAGGCATATAGCGAAGTGCGTCGTCCTCGACTGGTTGGTGTAAGGGATAGATACTAGGGAACGTCACCCATGCTACCCCACCGGTTATTAGTTGGTTTGCAATAGTAATAAACGCTTGCATGGGGTTATATACATAATCAAAGACCTCAAGACAAAAGACCAGATCATAACTGCCAAAGGGTTCGTAGACCAGGTTTAAGTCCATTTCTATGTCTGGCTTGGGGCTATCCTCGTGGGGTTCAGGTAGATCACTGATCGTGTACTGTTCAACGTCCCAGCTCCGAACACGCTTTGGCATCGTTACCTGGCTACCGCCAATATCTAGTACCTTCTCGGCCTTGACATCGAGACGTGACAACCAATCATTAAGCGACTGCCGGTAACTACTACTCACGACCACTCCTCGTGTCTCATTGTCCACTCTAGAGTATTTTTTAGGCTCTCCTCAAATGGTACAGGCGGTTTCCAGCCCATATCGTCTAGCTTCTTGCCATCTAACCCATAGCGTCTATCATGGCCTGGGCGAGCTGCGTGGAAGTCTACAAACTCATACTTAAGTTCTTTGTTCATTAGCTTGGCAATCAGTTGGGCTAGCTCTAAGTTCGTTAGCTCCTTCTCGCCCACTAGGTTGTATCTATCGGGCTGGTCGATATGGCCGTCCTGATGCAGGTAGGGTTTAGTATTCTTGAGGATAAATAATAGAGCGTCTGCGGTGTTGCGTGAGTGCATATAGAATCGTGAGCCGACCTTCTCTGGTGTGCCGTGGATAGTCACCGTCTCGCCCTTGAGTAATTTGCGTTGAATCATAGCAGGAAACTTGCTGGGTGCTTGTGTCTCGCCAAAGTTGTTCATAGTGTTTGTGATGATAAGCGGCACACCATATGTACGCCAATAGCTTATTGCATATGCCTCTTGGGCTGCTTTGCTGGCACTGTATGGGTTTGATGGCAGGATAGTTGACCACTCCTCATGTGAGTAGCCCTCGGGAGCAGCTCCATACACCTCATCGGTAGAGAACTGGATAAACACCTCTGGTTTTGTCTCTCTGGCATACTCGAGCATGGTGAGCATCAGGTCAGAGTTAGTCTTGATTGTATAGACTGGGTTAGTGATTGCTAGATCAACATCAGATATAGATGCGAGATTTATCACATAATCAATGTGACCTATATCACTCTTTTGCTTTTCGCCGATATTAGATACCAGATCGTGCTGAATAATTGTAAGCCGTGGCAGCCAATCGGGGTGGTTACGGCAAAAGGTTGTGATGCGGTCTTTGTAGCCCTTGTGTCGGAACGAGTCCAAACCAACAATTTCCCAGTCTGTGTTATGCATAAAATGAGCCATAATGTGTACACCGATTGCCCCGCCTATACCGGTGATGAGTACTCGTTTTACCTTCTTGGGTTGTTCATCCCACATATCATCGCTCATAGTAACGCCTCCTTAATTTTAGTCCTATACGCCCTGGATGCTTGTATCCTACACGCTCTACATCCTCTCTGAAGTTTGTCTCTTCTGAGATACAGGTTATCCCCTCGGTATTTGTGTCCCTGTGGACATTTGGTCTTTTCCAGGTTTTTTTGGGCTAGTTTGGCTCCTGCTGTGCCTCTTTTGGCATTTTCTTGGGGCGTAACTGCTTCTAGATGATTGGGGTTGCAGCACGATCTGTTTCTACATAAATGATCTATTTGTAGACCCTTTGGTATCGAGCCAATATACATTTTATAACTAACTCTATGTGAATATTCCAACTTTTTGTTTATGTGAAACAGCCCGTAACCGCCTGGTGTTCTAGCTGCAATCCATTCCCAGCACCCATAGACATTAACCCTATATTTTGTGTTAAATCTATCTAACATAGTGCCTCTCGATACTGATCGCACATTCGCTCTAAACTTAAATCCTCTAGCTCCATGATCTCTGGTGCTCCACCTGTCTGCAAGCGTCCGTGTACATCTATAATCTCCATGCCACTGGCTCTAGCTTCAAGCAAGGTGTTGCTACATGCATCGTTGAGATAGGTATACAGAAAATACTTGTTTCGTTTCATGCTATCGACGAGTGAGGGTTGCTCACCCATGAACCTAAAGTTCTCGCCATTGTAGAAGTCAAAATTGTACTCGATATTCTCGCCCGAGAACTTGCCAACTATCTCTAGTGTGCCGATGTGGTTAACAAACCAGTACCATGCATCAATCCAGCCTTTGCCCTCGTCTCGTGAGCTACGAGCGTAGAGGTAGGAACTTTCTGGGGCGTGTCGGTTTTGGTCGTTATATACAGAGGTATCTATGCCATTTAAGATCACTACTCCGTCTTTTTTGGTAAATGGTAGTAGGAACTTTCTAGCCCACTGGCTTTGGTAGATGATAGTATCGGCCATGTCAGCAAAGTCTTTGAGGCGTGTCATACCCGTGTTACGATTATTGGAATTGCGGATTGCGTTGTCTACCCTAAGAACTATCTTTTTACCGTCTGCCTGTGCCTGTTGGACTTCGGCTCTCTGCACCATACTGGCAGATGTAATGAAGTAATGTGTTGCTTCGGCATAGTCTTGGGTAATAAGATCGCCCATGCCTTTCACGAAGTTTCTGGCAAATGTCCAGCCACCACCTTTACGTTCAGGCTCATAATTAGCGAGATAGATTTTCACTCAAAAACTCCTCGAACTCATCCCAAAGTTCATATTTGTTTAACTCCCAGGAGTGCATCCACAGTTCGACATCCTCTACTGTATCTTTGATAGATTTGTAATATTCACGCCAGGGTATATTGTTGTTTGCTCCACTGTTTGGGTGAACATGGACTAAACCACGACCTCGTGTTAGGCGTTGGCTATCATATATCTGGTGTGTGAAGGTGGATAGACTTGGTGTGGTATAGCCTCGTGGTGGGCAGAACTTTGTAACCTTTGTGTTAAACAACGCTTCGAGTTGGAATTTTGATTCCATGATCTCACGCTCTGCTACATCATCATGCAAGTTAGTTAGGTGTCTATGTGTGACTGTATGGGAGCCTATCTCAAAGCGATTAGCAATATAACACGCCTCATCGTAGGTCAACGGGTTATAGCCTGAGTCATACGCTAGAGACTGCCATTCAACTGGCCAGTAGAACGTACACTCAAGCTCGTACTTCTCGGCAATAGCAGCGACACGAACATCGCTTGCACACCCATCGTCGCAACTAAGCCTTATCATTGAGTTTTCTGTGCCCTTTGTTTAGATTTATGACGGTTTTAAACAGTTTAGCCATATCATCTGCACCCACCGACTTTGCATAGGCCGCAAGTGCCGGAACGTCTTTATCCCAACATTTACTAGCCCAGCCTCTATTGTGCCGTACAGCTCTGAGATGCATAGAATCAGTCCTGGGGTCTGACTGCCACGCTTGGTGTATGTTTATGAAGCTGGTATCTGATTTCTGTGCGAGGCTTAATAGGGTATTGATAAACGTAACCTTAAGTGCACCATAGCTATTCTCGACCAGCTTTGTGATCTCGGCTTCAAGAGCGGTAACAACATGTATATCTACATCCGGCGACATCCTAGACCATAGAACCTCGGCGGCTTCATCGGCAACTTCTTTTTCACCGCCCACTACTAGCATGGAGTGTAAGCGTGGATCTGACTGGTCTGGGTACTTCCAGAAGTGTACTGGATAGTTACCCTCTCCAACATACTCGACTGATACGGCGATACGTTTCTTGTATTTTTTGACAAGCATATCTGTTGTGCCTGGCATCAACGCTGACTTGATAATTATAAGCGGACAGTCTATCCAGCTAACTACATCCTCGACGATAGAAATATCAAGGCTACCGTCTTTGTTGTGGGGAGTGAATACAGCAACAATGGCAACATCGCACTTGTTGACTGCTTTTTTGCCTTTCTTTTCGTCCTCTTCGTCTGCAAATAGAAACTTTGGTGGATCGTAAACTAATGCCTCTGGGAACATCTTGCTATATGACTGACCAACTTTGCCAAACCCTACGATTGCTACTTTCATACTGCCTCCATTGTAAATTGCTTATTATCTGGTGTTAGTAACTGACTCTTGATTTTATCCATTTGGTCACCTGTTGCATGAATGACTAGCTCATCGATCCTCCCCACTTCATTTGCTGCTAAACGATTGTCATTGCCACACTTACACTCAAAACCCCACAGGCCATCTGTGCGTAACCTTGCGGCTAATATGTTTGTCTGTAGCTCTCTCTCTTGGGCTGTCACATACCGTTCGTCAAGGATAGTAAGCACATCAGATTCTTTGCATTTGAGACAAGTGACTTTGTATTTCTTTGTCATGGCTGCCCTTTCTTAAGTGTCGTACTAGTAATTTAGCACTACCAATTCAAGAACTCAATACTAATCTTATCCACAGGCAATAGCACCCTCTGTCCCTCTAAAGCAGGGGCTGGGGGTTGATGACCTGAGTGCTACTGATGTAGTTGAACCCGATTCGTATGCAGCGATGCATGAATCCTTTGATATGTCCCTTGATAGAACTACTCTCAGTCTTTGCTTGTGTACTCATTAGAGTCGCTGTTGTCAGGGCAGACAGAGCAGCGGTTCTGAGAATACACAATCCGGCAGTTTTGTTTTCTGATGGGCTGCGAACCATCCAGCACCCAGGTTTTTAAAGTACTGTGTGCTTATTTTCTGTGTTGACAAATAGATGTTCATACGCTACATTTAGTGTGAAGCGTTGAGCAACCCACCCTAACCGGTGGGTTTTTCTATTTGCTAGCGAAGCGTTAAGCAAACAGTGATCGTAACTATAAACAAAAAACCCTGCTGATGCAAGGTTCTTTTTCTGTGTCAGAGGCTAGCTGTTATTCTTACCGGTACGTTACGTTTACGCTCTCGGTAAGTGTCATAATGTTACGCATAACACTAGCTACATTGTAGCATACCTCTTATGTTATGTCAAGCCCTTTGGCACTAAAATAGCCAGGGATTAAAGGTGGGCAACCATATACGATAAAATAGTATACTCCCTGGCTACCTCGTAATAATACCACAAATATATAGTGACAAATATCACAGAAAGAATGTAGCATAAAAGGCTTGCATCCATGTGGCGTAAGTAGTATGATAGGGGTACAATCAAGTAAATGCAGGAGGGCAACCATGCAAACAATCAATATAAAACTAATACCTCGGGTCGCCTACAGAGTCCGTGTGAGGGTGTTCTAATGATACCTATCAACGAGTCTGAGCTGACGGTACACGAGCTGGAACTTCTAGCCATATACCACGAGAACTTGATAGAGGCTGGCCTTGTGCTTGCGGTCGTTGAATATGACCAGTTCAAACACGCAGCACTCTACGGGTTTGACCCGGAGCAGGAAGAGGAGCTAGATATATGACAGATACAATAGTAACTGTATTGCAAAAGATACAGACCGAGATTAAAGCTCCAAAGTCTCAACAGGGTCGCTTTGGTAAGAGTCGTTCCGCAGAGGACATCATTGCCCAAGCTAAGCCAATACTTGCAAAGCATGGTGCAGCAATAACCCTAGCAGATGAGATAGTACAGGTAGGAGAACGCAACTATATCAAAGCCACAGCTTGTCTCCGCTGGAACGAATCAGTGTTAGAAGTCCATGGATGGGCATGGGAGGGTGAGTTGAACCGAGGGCTAGACGCAAGCCAGGTTACAGGTATGGCAAGCTCATACGCCCGCAAGTACGCTATGGG